TAATAACTAATCAAGATGTTTTATTAATAGGAGAGCGTCAATTTAAACAGGTACATGAACAGGCTCCACTTATGAATTTTTTAGGAGGACTCGGTGTAGATGGTAAAGACGGTTATGGCGGTCTTTTCATGGATGGTAGATACTTAATGATGGTAGCACCTGATGGTGATAATAATAATATCAATGACGCAGGGGCAATGGCGATATATGATGTATCTGATATAGATAATCCTATTGAGTTATTTTCAGCAACTTCTGCATCTAGTAAATTTAATATACCAAGCGCAGGTGCCGACTATGATATTCATGGAAATGAGTCTGCAAGAGGTTGGCCAGAGCAACGTAATTTTATGCCGCTTACTGGGGCAAGGGATATAGCCTTTGCAGGTAAGTACGGTGTCTTTGTTAGAAGACAACCTGATATAGTGTCAGGGTTGCCGTCAACTGGAGAAACTCGAAGATATGATACTTTCTTTGTATTTGAATTAGACTCAGATCATCCTAATCCAGATACGCCGCCTAAGATAAAGCAGGTTTCCTACATGGGTTACTCTCTTGAGTTTACTAACCTAATGACAGGCAGTGTGTATCAATCCAGTAATACTGCGCTTAATAATATTCTTAAAGATTTAAGAAGAGTTAAAATTTCAGGCTCATGGGCTTTTTGTATAACAACAGACCGTGAGCCTGCGGTAGGATCAGCTGAATCCCACTTATTAGCGGTAGATATAACTAATCCAGCTAGGCCTTATATTAATAGTACTTATATAAGAACCTCTCCTAGAGTTTATCATATAGATTTTGATATTCAAGGAGAAATGGCTTATACATTATCTGTTGATTATAGTAACCTTAATGATATACGTTTAAAAATTGAGAAGACTTCTATATTTGAACCTACTACTCTTTCAACTCATTCATATAGCGCTACAGAATATATAGAATCATATGGATTCATTAGTCCACTTGATAGATTTAAAGGGGCTATAAAAGTACATGGTACTAGAATATACGCAGTATATGGTAATACTCTTTACATATATAAAACAGACTTAGATCCAACTGCTGGTTTTACTTTAATTAGTAAAACTGATGTATCGGATACAGATTACCGCTTAAGAGATATTGAAATATCTAATCAATATGCATATATCTTATGTACAAAAGGAGCTTCTAAAGATGAGACTGGTACTATAATCTTTGATTTAACAGATGAAGCCAATCCTCATGAAGTTGGTACACAATCATTAGCTCCAAGTCTTTATACGCACGCAAGTAGACTAGCTATGTCCGGTAATAGATTATTTGCAGCAGCAGGTAGCGCTAAAGGCGGGTCAAATATACTTACTGGAGAATTAGGAGGAGTAAAAGTACCGGCTGGTAAAATAGGACATCTCAATTCTAAAGATATAAAAGTTTCCAGCAACGTTAGCATAGGTGAAACATTGCAAGTAGGAAGATCCGCTACCATTGGCTCTGGAGGTCTTTGGGTAGACACTGGAGAAGGTGTAAATGTTAGTGGAACGATTAAATCTAATATATCTCATTCCCCTACAGGCGCTAATCAAGAAGAATTAGTTTGCTTTGAAGGAGATATCAATGGGCATTATAACTACACAAGTCTTTCATCAATAGCAGGATCTAAAATATCAATAACTGATATATCTACTGTATCTCCTGCTATTAATGCAGTATGGGGAAACATTATTAGCCTTGATGGTGTAAATATTCAAGGAGCTTTAAATAACGCTGTAACTCCTACAGTGGCTGCTTTACGTATAAGCCTAGATAATATAGATTTAAACAATGACACAAGCCAGAGATTTGCTTATGCTATTCACCAAACACCTGGAGCTGGTAATACTTCTCAAATAATGAATGATTTCCATTCACCTATTAGAAATGTATCAAACGCTTCTCCTGGTCAAGCGCATGGAATATTCTTCTATGGATATGGAAATAATCATGGAAAATTGTATGACACGGGATTAGACATAGATATTAATGGTGAGGATGGTCCTAATAGACATTTTGGACAATGGAGTATAGAGTACTTAGGATCTATTAGTGATAGTGACCCTAATCAAAACGGTCTTAATTTTTGGAAACCATATCCATCATATGGTTGGGGAAATGGTAATTATAAATTGTTCTTAGCAGATAGTGGAAATGTAGGTATTAATCAAGGTAACCCTCAATATACGCTAGACGTAAACGGAAATATAAATGCTACAGGAACCATAACAGGTACTTTTAGTAGTAGTAGTTCTAACATAACAGGTGGAAGTATAACTGGAAATACATCGATTAATACTACAGGAGATATTGAAACTACCGGTACTATTGAAACCAGTGGATTTATTAGTGGTGATACTATAAATGCAACTACTCTTTTATCAGTAGGCGGTGAAAGCCCAGTGATGACCATGAGCAACCCCCTGACAAACCTTGGACCCAATAAAAAATTACATTTAATACGAAGTTTCTTTGATAACTCGGGTAATTCAGTAGAAACTAACCAAAATGACAGTCTTCCTCCATATAATAAGATCACCGCTATAAAAACAGGAACGGAAACCGCATCGATTGCAACTGGCGGATACATAAAAACACTAGGAATCTTTGCATCCTCAGATAAAAGATTAAAGAATGAATTAGTAGACTTAACTAAAAATGATAAGAATACTTTAGACATATTAAATAAACTAAGACCAGTAATCTATGATTGGAAAAAAAGCGGAATGATAGAAATTGGATTCTTTGCACAAGATGTTGAAGAAGTTTTACCAGACCTTGTAGTAGAATCTAAATCAGGAGAGTATGAAGACCAAAAATCATTACATTATCAGTCTATCATAGCATTGAACACAGCTGCTATTCAAAGCTTATCAAAAGAAAATAAAGAATTAAAAACAGAGAACCAAGAATTAAAAGCTAGGTTAGCTGCAATTGAAGAAAAAATAGGATTATAAAATGGCATTAATAATAACAAAAGAAATTCCTACAAGTTTAGGAGCAACCTCAGAAGCATACTTAACTATAACAGGTATTAATTATTTAATTAACCAATCAGTAGGTCTTGGGTATGAGCAAGACAATTTAATTATTTCAACTAGATTGTATACAAGTAAAAACGCTTGGCTTTCTAACCCTAAATCAGACTGTGTATCAGATACAGTTGCTATGAAATATAGTTTTAAAACTGGAGATGAAGTAGACGACTTATTGGCTTTAAAACAAGGTTCTTCTCTTTTTGATTCATGCTATGATCTAATAAAAGCTGCATTAGAAGCAAAGGATTTAACTGTGGTTAGAGATTCAGATACTGAGGTTCAAAAAGCAGAAACTAGAAAAGCATATAGAATAAAGGTTGAAGAAGCTGCTAAGAAGGAGTATGAAGAAACTAAAGAGCTTTCTAAAAAGTTATATCAGGAAGAACAGCAAAAAGCTCTTGAAGAAGCTATTAAGCAACAAGAAGAAGCTGCTAAGCAAGCAGCAGAGGAACAGCCTGCAAATCAGGAACCTGGTAGCGAAGAAGGAGGAGTTGCTTAAAAGAAGTCTTCTGATATCTTAAATGGCAAGATATCTTCATCTATAATAATATCTAGAGCATTTTCTAATATATTAGGGTCAAACTTGTTGTCATTTCCCATTAACTTATTTAGCAATATACTGTTCTTAATGGAGTCAGCTATATTGTCTAATTTGGTTTCATTTTTACATATACAAAATAGAAGATTTAAATCAGGATCAAGTGTGTTTAACTCTTTATTGTTTAACTCAGCAATTACCTCTTTAATAGACGTTTCCTCTATATTCTCTATTTCTAATGATTCTACTTTAATGAATTTATAACCTCTTGTGAAACGTCTGTCCATTTTTAATTTCCAAATGTCGTAAGTGGCTGTTCCGTTTACATTAAGTATTACGTATATCTTATTTAATAACTGTATCTTATTATTTACATAATATACATTTAAATCTTTTATATTGAAAATATCACATTGTTTCTCTAAGTAATCTATACATAGATTTTTAAATATTTCATTTGCACGCCTAACTGTTTCCCCTGACTCATTATCTCTTTTATAGAAAGATGATAGTTCATTTGATATCTCAATAATTCTATCGTTTTTCCAAGATGGCTTCATTTTAAAATCAAACATGTTTCCATCTAGGACCAATGTGTTTAAGTTTAAATAATGAAATAAAATTTCATAGAAATATTCGTTGTTACCTGATTCTAACTCCTTTGTATATTTTTGTTGAGCCGCTAATAGAACATAGTTAAAGTACTCAGAATCGATATAATTCTTCTTGGTGATCCACATTGGATCTAATATATGTTTCGGCTTCAAGACTAGCATTGTTTATTTTTATATATTTTACAAAAATACTGTCTATAAGTTCTATCATAATTAGGTTTAATTAAATTAAATAAATAACAATATAGCACAAAAACATAATTGTTCTCATAGATGAATATTACTATAAAAATTATACCTGAAGCTGGATCTAATACTCTTACTTTTAGCAAAAATTTTAGGATATTTTCCATGCCAGATTCTATAACTGGAATCACAGGCATTGCGGATATATTAGAGGATGTTGAGACGGTTTCGCCAGGAGCAACTGATCTTCAATACTTAAAGAGATATTTTAGATACTCAGCTAATAAAATAGACTGGTCCCTCTGGTATGGATTTGAACCTACTGAGGTTTCTTCAACCGGATTAGATAGCATTAAGGACATTGAATTTGACCCATCTCAATGCGTTTATATTGAAATAAAATATGAATACGACGATGGAGGATTTGAAGAACTGGATTCACCTATAACTATAGATGAGATAAAATTAAGAGCAAAGCGCCATGATCCAGGTTTACCTAATGTGTTAACTCCGCAAGTGAGTTGTACTGATGAAAAATGCCCAGCTCTTATATTTGAACGTGAAGCTGGCTTTAGACCGTATCAAGTAGACAGTGCTATTGGAATCTATAAAGAACTTAGCTTTCATACTAATAAAATATTTGGTCATGAAGTTGTCTATTTCAGAACAGTTCCAGAATCAGATAGTGGAGACTATATTTTTAAAGAGTGGACTCTATATAAAAATGTAGACCGTAAATGTGTAAAAATCCTGGTACCAGATAATAACTTTCCAGATAATAAACCTAAATTCTCAGAATTTGGTATAGATTTTGAAGTACCTTTTGAAATTCATATAGATCATAGATATTTTCAATCTATTTTTGGAAATGATTCAGAACCTAGAAAAAGAGATTTCTTATATTTTCCATTAATCAATAGAATGTTTGAGATTCAAGGTTCTTATTTACATAGAGGTTTTATGATGGAGCCAAGTTTCTGGAAAATACAGCTCTATAAGTTTAATCCAAATATTGATATGTTAATGAAAGACGAAGATCGTCAATATATGGATAATATCATAACAAGTGCTGAAGAATTGTTTGCAGAGGAGGTCACAGAAGACATCGAGGACGCTACAATGCCTGAGCAATATAAAACCATATCTACAAAATATGACATCACTAGGGGCGCTATTCACCCAGACTTAAAAATAAAGAATATCAAGTTTAATTTTAATTACGCATCCCTTATGGAAAACTATTATGATTTAAGCGGAATTGAATACACTACTAATTCTTATTTCTTAACTAGTGATTCTCCTCTTGTTTCCACTTCTCAAGAGGTAGTAAATGTCCCTGGAACAGTCAATAATAAAAAATCATATAATGTAATTAGAGCATATGAAGAGAGTGACATATTTACAACTTGGCAAAACAATGCTTTAATGACTAATGATAAAAACATATCCGGAATAGACGTAAAATATTTAAGAGTACGTGGACCTTTTGATACTATTCCAGATCATGTAGGTCAATCTGAATCAGGGAGATATTTACAATTAGAAGCTTATAAAGATTTAAGTTTTACTAATCAAAGAAATATCATGACTGGAACAGTTGATGGAAAACCAGCAGTAACCTTAAAACTAAGAGAAACATCAATTGTTTACAATAGAAAACCAGAATTTGGCACAAATGGCGTAGACAATTTATCCTATACTTGTATGTTTAACGTTCCAGCTGATTCTGAAATTGTTAGTTTTATAAATGGTTACGACAATGAATCAGAATCTGGTATATACATTTACGCACAATTTAACAAGTATTTTAACGATCAACCTGAAGGTGATTTGATAATCAATGTTAAAATAAACAGTATACTTAAAACCTATACAATAACTAATTTTGTATCAGGAAACTGGCATGCTCTGGTTGTATCTGTTTCAAATGAATTTAAACAAATAGGTGTTTACTTATATAATGTTGTAGAGGATATTTCAGATCTTTCTAATCACACTGATTTTAAAAAGATATTTGAAAACGTAGCATCTATGCAAGAACAGTCGTTTAATATCGAGCAGCCATATACGATACCTACTTCTAACTTAAAAATATCTAACATTAGATTATTTAAGACTATGATTAAAGAGGAGCAACATGATTTTATTCTAAGTCAGCAATTTATTAAGGACGAATCAATGTTATTATTAATAGATAACTGTAGACCTCAAGTTAAGGTACCATTTATAACGAGAAATAGATAAATAATATAAGATGAATTTAGACAATCAAAACATAAGAAACTCTAATGCTCAGGATATTTTCTTAAGAAATGCAATATTGTCACTATTAGATATATTGAATCGTGAGATTATAATTGAACTAGTAAGGGATGGAGAAATAGAGAAGCATGAAATTCCTTTCTTCTATAATTTCGCAGCAGATGAAGGCTTTATGAAAGATTTTTTCATACAAGTACCTGATGGTTGTAAAATACCAGTAATAGCTGAAGGTAATTATGATATAATGCCTAGGGGAATTGTAACTCTTGACTCTTTTCAAATAAAATCTGGAGACATCACTAATAAATTTGTTAGAGCTAGCTTTACTCAACAAGAGTTAAATGATAATGATCAAAAAGTAAACAAAGCATACTCTGCTCGTTTGTATAGTTTGCCTATGTCACTTAAGTTTAGCTCTAAGATAAAATGTGATAACTTAAATAAAGCATTTAAAATAATGGAAAAGGTAATTGATCTATTCTATAAAAATAGGGTAGTGTATTTTCAATACAGAGGAGTTAGAATCCCTGCACAATTTACATTTCCAGATGCAGAGTCTTTTCAAAAAGAATATAGCTTTGATTATACAAAAGATCAGCGTGTTGATATCAGTTTTAGTATTGATATGGAAACCTATTTCCCTAGCTTTAATGAAGATACAGTGTTCTACAAAGGAAACACTATAAGACAAATTGGTTTAAATACAAAACTAGAAGATACTGGCATAAATTTAGATGATTCTTTTATAGATCAGGATCATCCACCGAGTGAATAATAAATGGAGCAAAGAATACAATATAAGATAGATTTACCTAAAGACATTCTAGTGATTCGAGATGAATTTAAAAAGAATGGCTATAAGTTATATTTAGTGGGAGGAGCAGTGAGAGATGCACTATCTGGGATCACTCCTAAGGATTATGATCTAGCCACTGATGCTCTACCTGATGAGGTTGAAAGGATACTTTCACCAATCTATAAAATGTTACCTATTGGTGAGAAGTTTGGTATATGGCTAGCTGTTACACCAACCGGTGAATTCGAGATTGCCACTTTTAGAAAAGACGTAGGAACTGGACGTAGACCAGACACGGTTGAATTTACAACAATAGACCAAGATGTACTTAGACGTGATCTAACTATAAATGCGCTTTTTTACGATATTGAAAAGGAGGAGATAGTTGACCTCGTAGGCGGTGTAGAAGATTTAAAAAATGGTGTAGTAAAAACTGTTGGGGATCCAAAAGATCGCTTTGATGACGATAAACTTAGAAAACTAAGAGCAATACGTTTTGCAGGTATTACAGGATCAGAATTAGACAAAGAGATAAGAGATTACTTATTAGTGGATTCTGGAATGGAAGAAATATCAGGAGAAAGAATAAGAGATGAGTTCTTAAAAGGCATAGCTAAAGCAGCATCGGTTGTTTATTTCATGAACCTCTTAGACAAATATAATTTTTTTAGATCTATTTTTCCAGGTTTAAACATTAATGCAGATTATGTAGAAGAAAAAGATTACATAGTAAACCTTGCAACTCTACTTAAAGAGAACGACTCCATAGAGTTGAGAAAAAATTTAAATGCTGCAAAGTATTCAAATGAAGAAATAAATGGTATAATATTTCTTAAATCCTTGATTCATTTAAATCAAGACAACGCATTAGAAATAAAGCAGAGTCAATCTAAAGCCAAGATTACCGATGATCAAATTAGAAGATTTGCAGAGTTAAACGGTTTAGACCTTAAATTAATTAATGCTTTTATTAGGTATGCACCAAGTGTTACAGGAAAACAAGTAATGGATAAAATGAATATTAAAGGTGGACCTGAAGTTGGAAAATATATAAAACAAATGGAGGTAGATATCTTTAAAGACCTAATGTCTAATGAATCATACCGCTTTAAGTACATAAAAGAATTTGTAAACTATGGATAAGAAACATATAAAACTATTTGAAAGATTTGATCTAGGCGACGATAGCTACACTGAAGTAATAGACAATGTGCTAGAAATGGTAGACGTGTATAACGTACCTAAAACAGATTCTAAAGGTAAATCTATAGATGAAGATTCTGAATTAATACTACATAAAGTTATAGTTAATTTTGATTTACATGTTATTTACAAAAGAAGTGGAATCGATGGAGTAATCTTTAGTTTAAAATCTGTTGCACTTGAAGGTGCCGTGATTGATTATGATGAAAACGAGCAAGATAGTTTTGATATCATAGATGACAATATTGAATTAGAAAGATATGATTCTGAAATGGGAGGTTTTCCTCTTTATATTG